CGCGACGATACAATGTAATATCTTTGACTTTGGTCCCAACCAGAGCATTCACGACATCACGTGAAAGCTCTGGAGGGGGGACGAGGACAAAAGGTGTTTGAACTTCGAGTGTGGCCTCCATGTTTATGTTATATTACACACGTGGTTTTGTTTTAAGTCATTTAGGCAGTGGCGGTTGCGGCGGGCTTGGCGACTTTGGGCCGCATCTTCTTCTCCTTTGGGGCCTCGGCCGACCCCGCAGGGGTCGTACTCTCTCCGGCAGCGTCGGCCTTCTTGGCCCGAGGCTTCTTCTCCGTGGGGGGCTTCTCCTCCTTGATGTAGTGCGGGTTGATGTACTTCTGAATGTTCAGGAAGGTCACCTGAACACCCTCGGGGACCTGCAGCAGATCCTTCAGGGTCTCGTCCAGGCTGATGTTCTGACCAGCCTTCAGACCCTTGGCCTCCACGTACTCATTCACCTTGCGAGTCACCTGAGACCGAGAGATCTTCTCGTCGGCAGGCAGGTTCAGGAAGGCACGCAGCTTCTCGGAAACACCCAGAGGCTTGTTGAAGCCATTGTTCTTGGTCCGGGCCTCGTGCTTCTCACCGGTGGGGTCCTCAATGTACTGACGAATCTTGCGGATGTCCTTGTGCAGGGCACGCTGCTCCTTGGCAATCGCCTCGAGGGCGGCGTTCAGAGTCTCGAGAGTCACGGGAGTAGCCATTCCGTCTTGTACTATAGGAAGGGTGGGTCTCTTTAAGTCAGGAAACACCCTAAGACGAGTACCAGAAGTAACGGGATCAAAGCAATCAGCAACACTTGCCATACTTTATAGGTGGGTGTGCTAGTCAGGTTCGAAATTCCTCCCGGTAAAAGCGTTGTTGGTGTGCCTATAGGAGTCGCCCCGGGCAAGTTCGAAGGTTCGTTACTTTGTGGAATATTTGAACCATACCCAGCCGGCAAGTCGATACCAGCCGATGGTCGAACTTCAACACGTGTGACGGGATCTTTGTTTTCACACATTCCAAGGCAACATCCAGGATCGCATGGGTACACGAGTCCATTTTGTTTGCTCACGTATCCGCAAATGTTTGAATAGAAATTGAGAGGATCCGCGAGACATGTGCAATCTCTTAGAATATACTGAGCCCCACATGAATTCATTTAACACTACTAAAGTTAAAGAATATTTTTGTACATGTAGTACAGATGGAGTACGGAAAGCCTCAGAAGCTTCCAGACGGCCGGTATTTCCTGCGCATCGCCGGGAAGACTCAGCAGGTGAACGGTCTCGTGCTCCAGGATTCGCTTGAGACCAAGTCGGCAAGTTTCAAGGTTCCAGAGGGCACAGATATTTTCAAAGCAATTGATGAAGAGCTTCTTACTCAGGCCAAGGCATCCAAGGTGGAGTGGTTTGGGAAGGAGCTTTCCGATGAGACGATCTTGAACGCGTTTCAGGAGAGCGTGACCGATGGGGTCTTGAGCGCGACACTGGCATCCGTCAAGGGACAAGTGACCACAACCGCTTTTGATACCCAAAAGAATCAGCTCGAGCTTCAGGCCGTCAAGTCCGAGTCCAAGTGTGATGTCATGCTTGAGCTGTCCGGTCTCTGGTTTCTGAAAAAGTCGTTCGGTCCCATCTGGCGCGTTCTTCAGGTGCGTGTCCGGTCCGTCACGACTGTGCCGCCCCCGAAGGAGTACATGTTCACGGACGAGCCCGAGGATGAGGAGGACCCAGCGGACTTTTTGGACTGAAAAAGTTCCAGGAAGGGGTGGGGACCTTCGGTTGGGGGACGGTCTGTCCCACTTGGAAAAAATATCCCAACTTAGTATAAATGAATCGCAAGGGTCTGGCGATCGTTGTCCTCGTCGTCATTATTTTGTTCCTTCTGTTCAGCGGCCGGAAGAGCGGGTACGCGATGGTCAGCCAGGGAAAGGCGGGCGTGGTCGGTGCCAACATTGGTGACCGCTCCGTGAGCAGCGGCGGCGCCGCCCAGACCACCATGATCGCTCCGGCCCCCGTCGGTGGCATGGGTGACAACATCGGTCAGACCGTGTCGTCTGCCAGCCTGATCCCCCGCGACGTTGTGGCCACCGAGGACTTTGGTCAGTTCAGTCCGGATAAGATCCTGGGCAACCAGAACTATCTGGACCCCCGGAGCCAAATTGGCTACCCCGAGACGCTAGGTGGTGTTCTGCGTAACGCCAACCAGGACATCCGCAGCGAGCCCCTGAACCCCCGCACCCCAGTGAGCATCTTTAACCTCAGCACGATCCCCCCTGATGTCATGCGGCCCAAGTTCGAGATTGATTACGAGTACCAGTAAACCAGGCCAGTTCCGAAGGAACTGTCCGCCCCCGCGCCTTCAAATAGTTAAAAAAATGGTCCTTTCTATCAGAAAATGGATTTTAAAACCGCTATGACTGAGTGGGTCGCTCTGAAGGCCCAGTTGGCCGCAGCTCGCAAAGATCTCGGAACGTTGAACACACGTGAGAAGGATCTTCGCAAGTTTGTGACGCAGCACATGCAGCAGAACGAGATTGACACTGTCAAGGTCCAGGACAAGGTCAAGGTCAATCTCAAGCTTAAAAAGACCAAGGGTTCTATTACAAAGGAGGTTATTCTCAAAGGTCTTCGCACGTTTTTCGGTGGAAACGAGGCACAGGTCGAGGGGGCCTGGAACGCCATCCAGGACTCAGCCCCAACCAAGGAAACGCCTTCTGTGTCCGTGACAGGACTTAAGGAGTTGGTGCCTTGAATACATAAGTAAAAAATGGGTGTCAATGACGAGTATTCGCGTGATGCCTATCATTACGAACAATCTTGGAACTCAGACGAAGACTCGGACGAGTTCGATTCTCAGCTCGATCCAGAGGATTGGCAGGCTGTCTATTCCGAAGACCTTTTGGACGCGTGGATGATTATTTATGATGAACTTCGCCTAAACTATCTTTCACACACTGTCAAGTATTCTCAATTTATTGAGTTTGTGATGGAGCCTTGGAAGTGGGCGCCGTGTTCAGACCCGAGCCCAACGCACAGACGTTTGTGGAACGGAATTGTAAGCGTTGAAACTATTCACGAGCGTATTGAAGAGGAGCAGTTTTACGGATGGGCTCAGCACCATCTCAGGGCGCTCAGCTAAGAACCGACCCCGGGGCGCTCACAAGTTGAGACCTTCGGTCTCAAATTATGTAAGTTTATATAAATGATCGACATTACGGGACCAAAGGTACTCGTACCAACCATTCTTTTTGCTCTCTTGAGTCCAGGGCTTTTGCTCAGCCTCCCACCAGGCTCTGGACTTTTGATACAGGTCTTGTTCCATGCTCTGGTTTTGTCCCTCTTGTCATGGGTCATCATCAATTTTGTTTTTAAATTCACATTGACTCCGGCTGACCTGATTGTCCCGGCTCTTCTCTTTGTGCTCTTGACTCCAGGTGTGATTCTGACCCTCCCACCAGATGGCGGATCCGTGTTCTTCTCGGGACATACGGGTATAGTCCCCATTCTCGTCCATGCACTGGTCTTCTCGATCGTGTGGGCAAGTTTGCGTGGTTTCTTTCCCCAGTTTTATTAGAGTATGAAAAACCTCATTATCGGACCAGGTGCGATGGGGTTCTTTATGTACCTTGGAGTTATCTCAAGGTTCAAACGAGAAGGCCAGCTCGATGATCTCGAGGCCATCTCGGGTGCATCGGCTGGAGCGCTTCTTGGGTTCCTCTTTTGCTTGTCAAAAGGCGACCCAACAAAGGTTCTTGATTTTTCATTGAATGTTCCTGTAAAGCAAATTATGAAACCGAACATAAAGTGTCTCCTCAAAGACTATGGACTTATTTCATATACAAAAATTCGAAAAGTCTTGGCCGATGCGTGTCGTTTTTTCACAGAAAAAACCGACGTGACCTTCCAGGAACTTTACGATATGTTCCCTATGAAGCTCTACATATCAGCGTATTGTGTCGACTTTATGAAGACTGTGTATTTTTCAGTCGAAACGACCCCAACCATGTCTGTTCTTGATGCCGTGTGTGCATCAGTCGCTATACCATTCCTCTTTTCAAGTGTAAAATTGAAAGACGATTGGAACTATATAGATGGTGGTGCGGCTGAGGTTATACCTGGTGGTCCCTTCCTTGGACAAGAGGCTTTTGCATTGAAACTTGCATGGAACAGACTCGAGAAAGTCAAGGACCTCAAGACGTATGCTCTAAGCATTCTTTATTCTACTATGAAATTGAGACACGCGTATGATTTTCCGTCTCTGGACATTGAACTTCTTGGTGACGATGTGTTCGACTTTGGCGCGTCAAATGATGCAAAGCTCAAGATGTTTCTCAAGGGGTACGAGCAGACCGCCCGGTAGGGCGGTCTGCGAGGCCGAAGGTCTCCCCAGAACTTTTTTCGCTCGTAAAAGTAACAAATGCGAACCATCATTCGGTCCGGCTATGTTCAGCACCGGAAGCGCAAGACGATCACCGTGCGTCGCAAGGACGGCACGACCTACCGGTACACGCGCAAGGCGGGAACCAGCCGCGTGCGTCCCGTACCCACCAAGGATGTGGGTGCAATCGGCAAGGGCCCAAAGGTCATCGGCCCACTCAAGGCGGGTATGTTGACTCGGTATCACTACCACCCCGTGGAGGCCACCACCAACCGTCACAAGGCGCTTGTTAAGGCGGTGTCCAAGGGCCATGAGGACCCTCACGCGGTCATTCGTCGTCTGATTGCAATCAGCACGCTGACCAAGCGGACTCTGCCCCGTGCGTCCCGCATTTACAAGTCGGATGCCGCATGGGTGCACAGCAAGTACTCCAAGATGTTTGACCGCAAGCGGCGTTAAATTCTTATTGTATATTAATGTTTGCACCGGGGCGTGTAAACACTCGACCTTCAAAAAAAACAACAGGAAAGAAG